GTTTGATGATGACTTTTCATTTCAAGCACCTACTTTTCCGTTTTACAATATCGTAAAACAAGGAAAAAACAAGTACGACATAGAGTTGGCACTTGCTGGTTATTCTAAAGACGACATTGATGTAAGTCTGGAAGACGGCGTACTATCAATCAAATCTAAAAAAGAAGACAAAGAAGAATCAAAAGACGGTGAAATCTTGCACAAAGGTATCGCTAAAAGATACTTCTCTAAATCTTTTACAATCGCTGATGACGTTGAAGTTAAAGGCGCTGAACTAAAAGATGGTCTTTTAAAAGTGTCTTTAGAAAGAATTGTTCCAGAACATAAACAACCTAGAACAATTGATATTAAGTAATGTGGCCATATACAGACGAAGAATGGAATAATATTACTTACGGCATTAAACGTAAAGTTAGAAAATCAAAAAATATACTTTGGATGTCCGCTGTGCCATCTTTAGTATTGATTGGTGTTTTAATTTACATAATTTTATAGGAGGATATATGTTTGGAACTTTCCCTACATACAGCCAAGTAAAAGAATTTTGGAGTGGTTATATTAATAATGTTCAAAAATTCTATAAAGATTGGGCTGAAGATGTACAAAATACATTTAAAAAACAAGACTAATTAAGTCTTATTGTAGAAGGCGGAATATGCTTGACATTTTCCGCCTTTTATGTTATTATAATAATAGAATCAAATAAGTTTGATTCTTAAATTAACCAATGTTGCTAAGGCAACGTTAACAAGGAGTATATAATGAAGAAGATAAAAAATATATCTGCTAAAGTAGATAGTATAGTAGAAATTAAATCACCAGGATGGATTTATTTACTACACAAAAATAATGAACTACACATTGATAATGAGAAGTTACAAAGATTAAAAAAGAAGTGGGAAGAAGGAAAAGTTAATTCTTATCTTACGACTTTATTTAATGGTGCTTCTTTAAAAGACACAATTCAATTAGCAAAAATTTCTACAATAATAGAAAAACTTAAATCAGATTTAGAGTCTGAAACTGATTCTATTGAGATAGAATTTTTAGAAGATAACCTTAAATACTTTGAAAGTATATCTAACAAAACATATCTTGTATTAGATGGTCAACATAGAATATACGAAATTGTAGAATACTTTGATGGAAATACAGTTTTCTCACCAACACAACCTATTGAATATCAAGTAGAAGGTGAAAGTGGTAAAATTGTTATAAGAGGCAAATTCAAAGATTTAAATGAAGATGTACAATATCATTTAAAATCTATGATACCTCTTATCGTAGTAACCTATAATACAGGTGACCTTAAAGAACTTGTAAATGTTTTTATAACATCTAACAGTATGGTCGCTATGTCAGCACACGAAAAAAGAATCTTAAATTATAATCAGAATAATCGTTGGTTAGTTGAACTTTGTAATTATGATACTAACGTTAAGTCTATGTTTAAGTCTATTGGATCAGGTATGACAAGTGATTATGATTTACTTAAAAAAGGTGATACCTTATTTGTTGCAGAAATGTTATTATATATCAATGATAACTATTATGAAAACGAATCAAGTAAATTAGATCAGGCATTAGGATCTACCAAATCAAACATAAAACCTAAAGATAAAAGTAGAGTTTACGTATCTAATAAAGATAGAGAACTTACTAAAAAGATAATCAAAACTATGGCAGACGGATGTGCTATGTATGATACTGCTAAACTTAAAAAGTATGGTAAATCTACTTTCTATAATTTATTTTATACTTTATCTTATTTTATGCAAAAGGGTAATGTATGGGGTAAAACAAAAAATATAGATGGTGCATATCAAATTTCTAAACTAAAAAACTTCATAACTTGGTTTTTTGATATGGAATTCAAAAGAATAAACGCACCAGGTACCTATATGACGTATAAAACGCCTAGTGGTAAAACCAAAAGACAAATGCACGACTATTCATTTGCTAAACACAACGCAGATCAAAAACATAAATCAAAAGAGTCTATGAAAGGACAAGGTGGTTCTATCTATAACTTTTCTGATTATGCTAGATTAAGATATTTACTTGAAGATTTAAATTCTAATATTGAAAATTTATTAGAATTAGGAATAATCAGTAAATTAGGATCCAGAGATAGTGAAATGTCTAGGGATGAGTTTCTGGTTGCACACAATATCAAGTTGTCAGAATCAGATAACTTACATTTAGATGAAATCGTACCTGTTAAAAAAGGCGGCGATAGAACTATAGAAAACACAAGATTTGTGGATTCTAAAACAAATATAAACGATAGTGATAGAATCAAAAAGATTATATAATACAATCGTTTTAAATCAAAGGCGAGGCAGCATTGACTTCCTCGCCTTTTTAGTATATAATGAAACTAATATTAAATTATGAAGGAGTGAATATATTATGAATATATCTACAGACACTATATCGGTGTTAAAAAACTTTTCAGATATTAACCAGAATATTCTAGTTAAACCTGGAAACAAAATTCAAACTATTTCTACAATGAAAAATATTTTAGCAGAAGCTGAAATAACAGAAAAGTTTGATAGTGAGTTTGCAATTTATGACTTACCAGAATTTTTAAGAGCAGTTGAACTATTTGAAAAACCTGCTTTAAAATTTAATGGTGGTTCAAATGTTACAATTGCAGATGACAATTCTAAACAAGCAATTAAGTATTTCTTTGCTGATAAGTCAGTTATTGTTGCACCAACAAAAGCAATCAATATGCCAGATCAGTATGTATCTTTTACTTTAAAGAAAGATGACTTTGCTAAACTACAAAGAGCAATTACTACATTAAACTTACCAGATGTTGTTGTTGAAGGTGATGGTAAAAACATCAAGTTAACTGCTACTGATAAGAAAAATAAATCATCAAATGGTTATTCTAAAACTATCGGTGAAACTGATAAGAAGTTTAAAGCTAACTTTAAAGCAGAAAACTTAAAAATAATTAGTGATGATTACAATGTAGAAATATCTCAACAAAAGATTTCTCATTTTGTAAACAGAAATAAACCAGTACAATATTGGATCGCATTAGAACCTGATTCGGAGTTTTAGTATGAGTGAAAACAAAACTCCTATGACGCCAGCAGAGGAAGATAAAAATGCTGATGTGGTAAGAACTGAAGATGGTACAGCATATCCAAAAGATGGTTACATCAAATTAGAAACCAGAGAGTATCATCAAACTACACATTATCTTAACAGACAAATTGCTGTTGAAGATATATTGAAAGAGTTTGGTGATCTACCTACCTTTGAAAAAGGTTTATACTTTGATTGGTCTACCTATCAAAATGCTAGTGATGAAGATAAAGAACTAGCAGATAAAGTCCAAACATTTGTTGATGAACACGATTATGACCGTGAAGAAGATTGTTGGACAATGAACAAAGGTGGTTATGATGTTGATTGTGAAATTGTAGATGAGTTTACAATGGAAACTAAATAATGAATGAAATGAGGATTATATTATGGCAGACTTTTTATGGGTGGAACAATACCGTCCTAAAACGATTGAAGAATGTATCTTACCTGAAGATACAAAAAAGACATTTACAGAATTTCTAAAGAAAAAAGAAATTCCTAATATGTTGTTATCAGGTAGTGCTGGTACAGGTAAAACTACCGTTGCACGTGCCTTGTGTGAACAATTAGGTGTTGATTATATCATCATCAATGGTTCAGATGAAGGTAGACACATTGATACGTTAAGAAACAAAATCAAAAACTTTGCTTCAACTGTATCGTTCAATACAGAATCAAAACATAAAGTAGTAATTATAGACGAGGCAGACTATATGAATGCTGAGTCTGTTCAACCTGCTTTACGTAACTTCATAGAAACATTTTACGAAAACTGTAGATTCATTATGACTTGTAACTATCCTTACAAGTTTATTGAACCATTACGTAGTAGAATGACACAGATTGACTTTAAGATAGTCAATGGTCAAAAGGTAAAGACAGCAAATGCTTTACTTACTAGACTAGGTAATATACTTGATGAACAGAAAATACCTTATGACAAGAAGGTCTTGGCAGAGTTAATTCAAAGATATTATCCAGACTTTAGAAAAACCATTAATGAACTACAAAGATATTCAGTTAATGGTAAGATAGATAGTGGTATCTTTTATAATCAAAAAGAGGCAGATTTAAAGACACTTTACAAAGCGTTAAAAGGTAAAGAGTTTGATAATATGCGAAAATGGGTTGTAAATAATTCAAGTGTGCAACCAGCAGACTTGTTTAAGACTATCTAC